CAGACAATGTTCCGCATGAATACGAATGAATTGAAATAGACGATGGACATATATAACCTTCAATCGAACAACGACCTTCTAATTGTTTGGCCAATTCTTTTTCCAAAAGTTGTTTGACGTCGACGCCTTGTTTGATTCTATAAAATGGAATCGTTAACTTTCGGTTCACTTGTTTTTTCGTAAAAAGGGTAGGATCGCAATAGGGTTCTTTGATCAACGACGGCGGCGGCGGCGGCGGCGGCGTAGTAGTAGTAGTAGTCGTATATTCAGATATCACTAACGAGACGGTAGATTGCACTTTCTTTTTTGGTCGAATCGTCCTCTTATTTACAGACGAAGATGGCGAGCATGATGATGCAATTGAGGCCATTACAACGAATGAATGATAGCTATATGGATTCTAGTTTTACATTTATATCTTTATCAATTTTATTCAGATATAATCGCATATTATGATATCATATCCGTTTGCTGTAGTCGTCGATTGGACAATTTGAAGCGGACCAGCGCATCCGTAGATAGTTCCGGACCGGACGAATTCATCACATTCATCCTTTGTTGCATGAGGCGGAATGGGTTCAAGTGTGTGCTTGAATACACCGTGACGTAATATACGACAATTGAAATCCGCGTCGCGAATAACAAATGGTTCTTGACAGTGAAGGCAAGTGAATATATATTCCATTACAAAAACCGGTATTGTAGTATACTTTTCGTGTATAATACAATAATCTAATAAAAATTACACCAACTCACCAATAACCGAAATTGCTTCATCCCCGATTTCGAACCGCTGACCAATAACACGAATACGGATTTCTTCCTCTTCTTGAAGTCGCGTAAAATCAGCGCGGTCATAGTGATGATCTCGCGCAATAAAAACGACGACGGGCGATTTCGGTTCATTGAGTGTGGCGCGAATACCTGCCAGAGTTATATTTTTAATCACGCATGAAAAGACGACGCCTTCCACGAGAGAACACGCTAGACATTCATATACGATATCAAAAATAGCGTGTTTTCCGTATAAATATCCATTCGAGTATGTCAATATTTTCACACTGCCAGGTCGAATAAAACCTTCGGCCATACACTTTCCCTCCACCATTTTCGAGAGAATGTGTTCGAGCGTATCTTTTACATTACGCCCGATGATACGAAACGGGATTTGTAGTTTTCGCGTTAAAAGAATCGTAGTATAAATGCCCAACTTTGGTTTGGATTGAATTGCTCCCTGCGCAGTTCCTGGCGTTGCATATTTTGAAATGGAGGCCATATTCATGTAATTACTATAGTATTATACTTTTATTTCTATATATTTTCAATATCACATAATATGGATTCACTTGGTGTGAAGAACCATTTACGACCGTTTATCCGATTTTTATTGAATGTGCGAAATAAGAACTCTTGAAATACACACAACTCGCGTTGTGTTCGAAACTTGGTGTTTTCATTCGTGAGTTTGTATTCATCGCCACTTGTAGTCGCATTCAACGAGAGAAGTTTGTTGATTAATGTTATGGTTTCAGTTTTACCGGCCTGATCGCATCGCGCCCCTTTATCGCGTTTATTCGACATTACTCTTACCTTAAATACGAGGTATTCTTTCTTAAATAAAGAGATGAAACCGACTACAGTATTTATATTTTTAATATATTTCGTTTGTAATTCGTCTAAAAGTAATTTGAAATCACGTTGATCTTCTGATTCGGCAACTGTCCATTCTCTCGTTTCATAACGTAATACAACTAAAGTGTAATTCGGTTTTTGTTTTTCATGAAACAATAGCAGACCTCGATCTTGCGGAACGGATGATGTCGAACCTGCTGCTGCTGCTCGTCGTCCGACCAATACACGACGTATCATTTGTTGTGAGTAATAATTGAGGATCATTCTCTCAAACGGTATAAGCGGTTGAATAGATATAGACGCGCTGCCTGCCCCGCCGCCGCCTGCACTACTGCTAACCGTAGTCGTCATTGAATAATTATTTTTTTGGTAGAGATAGTTTAATAATACAAGACTGTCTTCAAACTTATCTATTTCTTCAAGAAGTCTTGCAATAATAAATTCGATCATCTCTTCTTTTGTAATTTGAAATTCTTCCTTTCGAGAGATTTGGTCAAGTATCTTTTCACAATAATAATACCATTCAACTTGGTCTTTTGTTGGTTTATCGTATAATGTCTGACATGTTTCAAATTTATTTGCAAGTGTAATAAGAATTTGAGTTGCCTTGTTCTCTGCATCAGACCCTGCGTCAGACTCGGCATCTTCAGGTTCTCCGACGACGACTGCCTCGCCACTTATCGCGGATGATTCTATTGAACCTGAACCCGAACCCGAAACTTCTGTGCCGAGAGATGCAATTGCCTTTTTTACTTTACTAGCCACATTCTTATTTGATTTCACTCCGGCTGCTTCTGCGACCGGCGCACCTGATGACGATAGTGCAGCCACTCCACCATCTCCGATACCAAGATAATCTTCGGTGACTTCGGCTGCAAGTGGATATTCCACGGATGTGTGTTTATAAGCAACTGGCGCGCTTCGTTCATGTATCGTAATGTGCTTATCTGTGAGTTCGATAGGTTGAAAGAGATAATATTCGCCAACATTAATAATTCGACCGAGTCGTCCATATTTGTCATTCACGTATTCGTTCGGATCACTCACGATTTGTGTTAATGCAAGATTGATTTGTGCAATAGGATAATTCCGAATTGCGTTGATATGGGCAATAATTCCATTTCGACCCGTTTTTTTGTAATAAAACCCGTCCTTGTATAACTCTTTGATTTTGTGAATAATTTTGTCCATATTCATCGACATAAACTTTTCATTGAATGTATCTAGACGAACATCGCCGCCTTTCCGTGGTTCGCTCTCGCTGTCGCTCTCGCTGTCGTCCCCAAGACCATATAATTCTTCTTGTTCTTGGATGGGTCGTCCGTTTGAAAATGTTGGACGACATGTATACTCGCATCGCTCCATATAATCGCATAACGCTGAATATGGACGTGCACCGACTTGATAGTCAATCCGTTTACGTGACGAGAGATTTTGCTGGACTACCTGATTCAATTGTGCCGCAGTTTGCGTATTATGTTGTATATTGAGGAGACAATCCACTGCCGATGTTCGTAATGCGCGAGAGACGACGCCGATCTTTACTGCTTTGAACTCCGAGAGTCTGTATAAATATAAATCAATGGCTTCGATTTCAGGGTTTGTAAGTTGCGACCCGTATAAATACAGTTCCACGTTTCGATGCGAATAAGGAAGGCGTTTATGACTGCAATTTCGGATCGCGCGTCCAATGATTTGTTCGAGGAGATTCATATTGTACCATGGTTCCAGGATATGCACTTGACGAATATTCTTGAAATCAAGACCTTCACTTCCGGCCACTGAAATAATAACGACTTTTACATTTTCGCCATGCGTATTATCGTCGTTTGTAAGCGCTTTTAGTTCATAAAGATTATCTGGCGAAATTGTTGGATCACCTGTAATGACAGAATATCTGGCCGGGCGAAAGGGTTGATTTGGAAATTTAGATTGGTGCTGACGTTGAGGGAGCATCGTAATCGCGTCAATACTCGGAGTCGGTCGACTTCTGAATAGCGATGAATTTCCTCCGGCAACGCTATACCGCGTAAAACCCAGTTCTTCTAATGCAAGTGCCATCGGGACAACTCCGCCGTCAATATACTGACTATATGCAAGGACAATACCGTCGCTTTTCACTATAGTGTCGCATATATTTTTGATTTTTGCAGAATATCGCCCAATATTTTCCGGCGAGAAGATACGCGATGACGTCTTTGTCGTTGTTTCGCTGCTGGGTAATCTAAAATTACGCGTAAAATCCGATCGATATTCGAAATTCAGACGCATTGGCGGATTACCGGTTTCTTCATATGACATGACATGACGCAAACCTTCCTTACCGATACATGCAGCAATATCAAACTCATCATTGGGGTTATTTATATACTCAATAAGCGAAGGATGTGGGTAAACAATATTCAATGCTTCAAGGGGTCTCTGGACGACCGCATATCCAATCGTATCCATATTTTCGAATGAAGGAAAATCGACTGATTCTACAACAGTTGTCTCGTCAATCGCATTCAGTGCGGCGCCGGCTCTTGCAGAAGTTTCGACCGGGTCTTCACCTTCGCCTTTCCCTTTGCCTTTGCCTTTGCCTTTTCCAGAGGCTTCTGTCGCTGCCGCAGCTGCCTTTTTCCTACGGACCATTGCAGTCTTTTTGTAAATATACATAGCTTTCATATCGTTAATTATAAACCGATATGCAGCTTCTTGTATATCCCCGACTTGCGTCATATATACGTCAATGTGCTCAATGGGTTGATCAATATGACGTCCGTTGAGTTGAGTTCGTGGATATCCAGCGCCACCATTTGTGCGCATAAGAAGCGAATGTTCCGGCGAGTGCTCTCTCGGAAATATCCTGTATGGAAATGTATACGGATTTTCACCACGAACAAATGATACATACCCTGTTGATTTTCGTATAAGAAGTTCCATACCAATCTCTCGACCTTCTCCGTCCACACGAAAGTTTCCGCGTTCATCAAACACATCTGCGATATCAATAGTTGCACGACGATCATTCAGGTTCATCAGGTTTATCAACCATACGATTTCTTTATAACTATTGTACATTGGTGTTCCTGATAACAGCAAAAGACGCACATTATTTACCTTTTGAACAATTTGGAACAATATCTTCGCCACACGTTTATCGCGGTTATCATCAGTAATACGGATGTTATGAACCTCATCGATAATAATCAATGTATTTGCGAACAATTTACGCAACTTTGTAACAGATAATGTTTCGATCGCAAGTGTCTCCATATCAGCAGCTTTGGTCAGTTCAGCAGCCGATTTACGACCTTTTTTGGCAACCGATGCGACGACGGTATTTATTCCTGTCCCCGCTGCTGCTGTCGCACCCGTTTTACGCCGCACCTCCTGTATCACCGCATCATCTTGTGACAGACCGATACTTGATGCATTCGTCCGTGCATAATTCGCAAATTCATTATATCCAAAAAACAAGTAATGCGAGGAAATTAAACGGCGAATCTGTTTGATAATTTTATCGCGTGTAAACCCCTTCATATTCATCGGGTTTATTTCTTTGATAAATTTATTTCCAGTGCATGCGCGAATATTCCAAACACCCGGTTCAATCTCTCGAAGTTCTCGTTCATCAAAGAGTTGTAGGCGGAAATTTTCTTGTACATTTGGGGATGCGATGACGATGATTTGTTGATTGATTCCCATTTGTTTCATGTAATCGCGCATCTCTTCTGCAACACTAATGGCGGAACACGTCTTCCCCGTTCCGAGTCCATGATACAGTAGCAAACTATTATACGGTGTTTCGACAGAAAGAAAATTACGGACGAACTGCTGATTCGGTGCAAGTTCGATCTGTGCATTGCACAATATTTCGGCCTCTTCTTCCACGTTTTTTGTATTGTCAACATCCATCTTCGTATCGAAAAACTCTTTACGAAGCGCGATTTTGGTATTAAAATTCGGATCATTTAAGGTAGGATATAACCCTTTTCCTGCAGCAGCACCTTCAATGTCACTGTCACTGTCACTGCCACTGTCACTGCCACTGCCAGGTAATATTCCAATATCATGTATTGTCATCTCTCGTTCTAGCAATTCCTTTTTCAGTAATAGTTTATTGAACTCTTTACTAAATGGGTTATTGAGTTCTTCTGGTTTAAGGCGTTGCCGCCCTTCTTCAAGGTCTTTCTTCATTCGTTCGATATTCACTCGGGGTGTGATCACGGGGGCAGCGCCAGCGCCAGCGCCAGGTTTCGGTTTCATGGTGCGTAATATCTTCTTTTTCTTTAACGGCGCATCTTCCGGTCCAGGCGTGACCGCAAGCGCAGCAGCAGCCACCGACGCCACCGACATTTCCATCGGGATATTTTCTTCATTTTCGTCGAAACCTCCTTGACTACTAGGAGGAGGCGATGACGCGACCGGTGGTTTCAATGGAATAGATGAACGAACTTTCAAACCTGATAAATTAGTTTCCGGAACTAATACGGGACTTGCCGGTGCATCGATATCCTGATTTTCCATTATTAGTATTGAATCAGTTATCCTTTATATAACTATACGAAATAAAAAGGATACATACAGTCGAAATATGTATTTCAAAAAATTCTATAGCGGGACAGTATGTTATTGACTTTACGAACAATACCGATTTTTTCTAAATTATAAGGTCTTATTGCTTGAACACATTCATCAAATGTCATCCATTTCATGAGACCAACTTCCATAATGTCATGCGCTTTTTTTGGTTTCTTATCTAAATCCACCATTGCAAGAAAATACTTCTGTTTATAACATTTCATATCAGACCCCATAAATATCTCTTCAAATGGCGCGATATTTTGGATAACATTTTCGGTAGTGATATCATACCCAGTCTCTTCTAGACATTCCCTCAGCGCACATGGCAGATCTTTTTCATTGTAATTTCTTCGCCCTTTTGGAAACCCCCATTCCGTCTCGGTCCACTGTGTAGTAGATTCATCGATGAATTGCTGGAGTGTTTTTATACGTCCATCTTTCGTGCGAATCCCACTAAGCACATGCCGGTATTTTTCATACGAGAGATGTTCTTCATTTTTATATTGACTACCGCGTGTATACTCTCCCCACAACAAACGCCATAACTGTTCAAATGTAAGACGCATTAGGTTTGACTTTTCGACGATTGTCATTTCGTCGATAATGCGCTGGATATACGCCTCGTCATTTAATGAATACTTACCACGAATGAAATCTACAAACCCGAATGAGTCGCGGCGGCGGATCATAAGAAATTCGGGTCCTGTTTCCCCACACCGAAATGCAATCACACCGATACTTGTAATCGGGGCGCGGCAATTATTATAGACATGATTATTCCGATTACAGTTATTACAGAAATATTTGTTGGTGTCATTTACGCCACCGCCACTGTCTCCTCCTCCTATACTGCTGGTTTGTTTACTTTGCCGTAACTGAATTATTTCCGAATAAGATAATGCGGATTTAGGGTTGTTTATTTTTTTTGCATGACCTTGCAATTCACGCACCACCACTGCCACCAATGAATTTACTTCATTTTGTGTATTTTTTATTTCATGATCCATTTTGACTTATCGTATTTATGTCATTGTTTTTATGTCATTTCATAGTAAGCAATGCTAAAACTTGATGCGAAGATATGGGGACCGCATTATTGGTTTGTTTTAATGACGTCGGCTGTTAACTATCCAGATCACGTAAACGACATTGTGCGTAAAAAATACTATGACTTCATCCAGAATTTCTCGATGCTTATTCCAGATCCCGAAATGTCGGCCGAGTTCGATCGAATGTTAGACAAATATCCGGTTCGACCCTATTTGGACAGTCGTGATTCGTATATTCGATGGGTTCATTTCATTCATAATCGATATAATGTCATCTTGATGAAGGACGAACTTCCATTACATGACGCACTCGAGAAGTATTACCTTCATTACCGACCGAAACCAATTCAGATCATGGAAGAATTGAAGTATCGAGAGAAGTTAGTGTATTTGTTAATGATGGTTGGACTAGGATATGCAGCGTATTATTACCATAGTCGGTAATATGCACGCAAAATAATCCATACTATATATAACCAATACATACAACCGATACACAATATAAATGATAAAGACGGAATACATTGTGTTTATTATTACTGCAATTCTAATTGCAAACACATACTATGATGGTCAAATGATCAAGTTATTTCAAAGCAACCAAAAATGGATTAAAATGGCGACATTTGGATTTATCGGGTTGTCACTTTTTATGTTCTTGCGCCGTAATCCTGAAAACTCTAGGCAATTATTATATCACGCCAATGATATTATTAAGTATATGCCGATAAGCAAGGGGACTGCAGATATGATAACGCCGTTTTTCGATATGACGGGTCGGGCGCCTCCCAACGTAGGTGGGGCGACGAGCAGCGGGGCGATGGTCGGCGGGGCGACGAGCGGCGCGATGATGAGCACAATAGGATTAAATACAGCGCAACCTATCAGCGCTGCTGAGAGACGGGTTCTTAACTCCGGCAAAGGGTCTAGCAAACGCAGTGTTAGTGAAACCAAGAAAAAATATGTTGCCGCGCAACAAGGATGGAAGTGTGGAGATTGTCAGCGCCAATTACCTGCGTGGTTCGAAGTTGATCATGTGATAGCTTTAGAACATGGCGGATCCAACCACGTAGATAATTTAGTGGCGTTATGTCGGGATTGTCATGGAAAAAAGACGGCAATGACGTTCTTATAGAAAACAGCGTAACTCTTATTCGCATTATTATATCTTATAATTATAACTGTGTGGTTGGTTATCATTATAAATATAAATGGCGGATTCAATTGAACCAACCTCCTCATTATCAAAATTAATAGACTTATTGCCATTGATTATTATTTCAGTAATCGTTTTGATTGGATTTTTTACATGGGAAATCTTCACCAAACATCTAGAACCATTTATATTGTTGATAACTAGTATTTTATTTGCAATATGGTTGTATTCTGGGGATATTCGTTCTTATGTGGATTGGAAAAACAAACCAGGTATTATTCTTTTGACTGATCCAGGAAAGAATACGCCTGAAATAACAAACATGATGATTTCAATTATTGTTGTTTGTGTTGTAATCTTGGTGATCGGTTTAACTATTGGTATTTCGAGTTATCAAATTGGTAATCAAATCGGTTCTACATCAAAACATGATAACATTTTGAGTTATATTGGGTATGGATCTCTTGGTTTTGGTGGAATTACATTATTATCTCTTCTATGGCAGGCAATTAAAGGAGAACCAAAAACGGCATCAGTTGATAATAATCATGATAAAATAATATTTGATTCAACTATTTTTAAGGTCATTAGTGGTTTACTTTTATCAGTAGTTGGTATTTACTTGATCGTGAGATTCTCTATTATAGGCGCTAGTATAGGTCTCAAATCTGTAGAGAAAGACCAAGTAAACGATTCTTCTACGAAAGAAAATTCACTCTCGATTGCAAATACCGTTTTGAATTCAGGATTAATAATGCAGGTATGCGCAATACTTGCCGGATTGTATATGATGTACCGATACAAATTGTTTCATCCTGTCGCCGGCGAAGGGAGCAACGTAATTACTGCAAATATTAAATATATTCCATTCGTAATTTCGTTAATAGTTGGTATCATTTTCTTCGCAAGAACTGGAACTGATGATGATAATAAAAATACGTATATAGCGCACGGAATTGTCTATATGGTCCTTGCTGCTATAACTCTTTTGATGGCGTTGGGTAATTTAAGCAAATTCACGTTATTCAAAGGAACTGGATTGGTCTTGGCAATTGGATTTATTGGCGTGATTATTTTGAATTTCGTGACATTGAATGAAAAATCGAATTTTGATTTAACCAAAGATGACGCAAATAACGGAAATGCTTACTATCAACAAGTCAGAGATGAAGTAACGAAAGAGTTAAAGAAGTCTGGTAAACCGGAGGATATCACGGATGCAAAAATTAATGAAAAAATGCAGCAACGAATGGATGAACTCAATGTTTCAAACGACAAAATTGTTAAAGATATCAATAATACTTTGCTCAGTTTTGCGTTGGTGATTGTCATAGCAATCGGGTTGTTTTACGCTGCAAAAATGAAAATTGTGGAATGTCGGAGGTTACCAGTTAAGATACATAATATTTTTGTGGGGGATTGTAATAAAGACGCAGATTTCATAAAAAAAAGTATTTTGGACGATGCATTAACAAATAAACCGGAAAATATCGAAACCATAACTGGGGAACAGTGGAATAAAATAATAGAATCGAATACGGACGATGGATTCAGTGGATTCGCAGTGAAACTTGCCCGAGCGTCGCGTTGGAACCCTTTCTTGACCATCATACTCGTCATTCTATGTGTGTCCATGCTATTCACAAAAGTAACCACATCAGAAGCAACGATGGAGTGGATTGCGAAATCGTTTCGCGGTGATATGTTTCCGAAAGTAAAAGAACTCCTCGATACATTTTTCATCGTATTTATCGTCGGTCTCGTATTATGCGCAATATTAT